GGGATGCATACTCGATCGCGACCTCGGCGCTCCCGCTCGGGGCCGAGAAGGTCACGATGTTCTCACCGGGCTGCAACTGCCAGAACGTGCTCTCGGCGGTCAGGTACTGCATGGCGTTGGCCTCGTGCCATTGCAAGTGCATCATAGGAGCGCTCCCTCCTGGGCGGCGTCACGCAGCCCGCGTTTCGTGGCGGCCTGGACCTCGGAGGCGGACTGCGTCTGTGTGTAGACGTTCTGGTTGATCGTGACCGCCATCCCTCCGGCCGCGCCTGCTGTCGGCAGGTTCAGCCCCGTGGTAGCGGCCGCTGCACCTGCAGAACCCTCTGCAGAGCCCCCGCCTCCGGAGGCGACAGCGGCTGTGGACTCAGACGCCGCCGCGAACGCAGGCGACGAGTAGGTAGGGACCTGGATCTGGATTTTCGGGATCTGCGGCAGCCCTCCGATCGGGTTACCATTCTCGTCATACTCGACGTGATACGTCCGGGCGATCGCCGGGTTGTCGTTCACATACTTGACGTATTCCGCCCAGTTCGCGGACTTGACATCCAGCGCCTCGTTCTCGATCTCATTCATCAGGTTCTCGTGCGCGACCTGGGCCGTCTCCCGCGCCGCGAGCGCCGTCTCGAGTTTCTCAGTCTCCTCGTCGATCTGTTTCTTGATCTCGTCGAGCCGACCCTGGGCGCTCTCTACGCTCTCACCATTGAGCGCCTTCTCGGTCTCGACCCGCTCCTGCTGTGCGTCGCTTGCCGCTTTGAGCGCGTCCTGATACCGATCCTGCGCCTCGACGACGTCAAGCACGGCCTCGCGTTCCCGGAGGTAAAGATCTACAAGTTTGTCCTTCGCGGCCGCGTCTCCCTGCCGGGCGAGCGCCTCCGTCTCCTTGATCTCGTCCTTGAGTGCGGCGAGGTCGCGCTCGGCCCGGATCTTGCGGATATCCGCCCGCTCGATGTCGCGGTCGGCGTCCTTGATTTTATCCTCAATCCCAAGCGCCTTGTCGATCGTCTCCTTGAGCTTGTTGTACTCCTTCTGCAGGTCTGTGACCTTCTTCTGATGCCCGGTGACGGCCTTGCTCGCCTGCTCGTAGGCGGTTTTTGCCCCGTCCGCGAGACGACGATTGGCGGTCTCGGCCTCCCGCACCGCTTGGGCTGTCCGATTCTCGGCGAGCTCCAGGTTCTTCGCGGCGAGCGCGGCGTCCTTCTGCGCCTGCGTCAGGTGGCCGAGGGCAAGTGTGCCATCATTCATCGCGTCGGTTGTATCCCTAAACTCCCGTGTCAGGTCGCCGGTCGCGAGTTTGTGCCAGCCGGTTGCTTGGGTCGCCTGCCGGGTCTTGAGCGTTCCGCGTTCGGTGACGACGGTCTGGGCCTGGAGCGCTTCGATGTTGGCGAGGATCTGCTGCTCCCGCTCCTTGAGTATCTCGACCTCATCCTCGATCTCCTCGGTCGTCTTGCCGGTAAGATCCATCGTCTCCCGAAGCACGGCGTTATACTCCTCTTGAGCTTCGGTGGCGTCCCCCGTGGACGCGATTAGCGGGAGGAGCACGGCCCCGAGGGTGGTGACCCCAATAATGGCCAGTCCTAGCGGGTTCGCCATGATTGCGGCCGTAAAGCCCTTGGTCGCTATCGTGGCAGCGATCGTCGATGCCTGGTAGGTGCGGTAAAGCGTGATCGTTGACCCCAGAGAGCCGGCGAGTGTACCTACCGCCCAGGTAGCCGGGCCGACTGCCGCGGCGAAAAGTGCGGTGGTGACGATGACGCGCTGGGTACCCTCATCTAGGCCTGAGATCCAATTTGCGAGATCCGTCACACCGTGGATGACGGGCAGCAGCGCTTCGGCGATCAGGTCGCCGAATGTGATACTGAGTGTCTCGACAGCGCCCTCCAGTTCACGGAGGGATCCGCCGACACCCCCCTCCATCGTCTCGGCCATACGCTGCGCGGCACCATCGCAGTCCTCGAGAGCGGTGGTATAGTCCCTAATGCCGTCGCCGCCCGCCCGAATCAGGGCGAGCATCGCCGGACCTGCCCGGTCGCCGAAGAGAGTCATGGCGTCGCCGGTGGAGATACCTGCGGCGCCGAGCGTGTCGATGATCTCGGCGAGGCTGTGCACCTGCGGGTCGACGTCGACCGCGGTTAGGCCGTAGGCTGCGAGAGTGTCTGTCGCCTGTTTTGTCGGCGCGAGGAGTGATGATAACGCCCCTCTAAGCGCCGTGCCGGCCATCGTGCCCTGAATGCCGGAGTTGCTCATCACCTGGATAGCAGCGGTCGTCTCCTCGATAGAGAGCCCGGCGCTCGAAGCGACCGGCCCGACATAGGCCATCGCATGCCCGAGTTGTTCGACGGAAGTGTTGCTGCTCGATGCCGCCTGTGCGAGGACGTCAGAAACATGGGCGAGGTCGGACACCTTCAGGTTAAACCCGGAGAGGACGTTTGTCGCGATGTCGGCGGCCGTCCCGAGTTCCATGGCCCCCGCGGACGCGAGGCTGAGCATCTGCGGTGTGGCCTCGAGGATCTCGTTCGTGTCGAGCCCGGCCATACCGAGATACTGCATGGCGGCGGCGGACTCGGACGCGGACCAGGCGGTTGAAGCGCCGAGGTCGATCGCCTGCTGTCGGAGCCGGTCGAACTGGTCCCCGGTGGCTCCCGTGACAGCCTGGACCTTCCGCATGGAGTCGTCGAAGTCGACGGCGGTCTTGACCATCAGCCCTCCGGCGAGGGCGAGCGGAGCGGTGAGCTTCAGCGTGAGATCGGAGCCGACGCTCGACATCCGCGACCCGATGGATTTGAGGTCGCCCTCCAGCCCTTCGGTCCGCTTCTTCGCCTCGTCGTAGGCTTTGATCAGCCCGCTAGCGTCGCCGATGATCTCGACGACGAGTTTCCCTGCGCTTGTTTCACCGACCATCTATGGCCTCCTGACCTGGAACATCTGTTCGATCGCCGCCGCATCCGGGGCGTCGTCCGGACCCGGGGCGGCGGTAGGTGCCGGTGCGAGGGTCGGCCGTTGCATCATCTCTCTCTCCTCGGCGTAGGCGTCATACATGAGCACCTGCGGCCACGACAGGCGATCGAGGCAGTAGTCCGGCGTCCACCCGTAGACCCTGCAGAGTCGGGCGACGATCCGGCCTGCCTCGATCACCGGTTTTTTTCGTCAGCGTCCTGTTCTTTGTCGTCCTTCTTCTGGTTGCCCCACGGTCGGAACGCCTGCGCCAGGATGACCTGGGTCAGGCCAGCGAGCTGCGGCCGGGTCAGTTTTGTCTCCAGCCACTCGGCGGTGATCTTAGGGTTGGACTGCCGGCAGATAGCGGCGATCGCCGGGACCATCTCATCGTCGGGGATCTTATCCCATCCTCCGTGACGCTGCGTCGCCTCAGAGATGAGGAGCGTCGCCCGGGCAGGGACGATGGTGAGATCGATCTCCTCGATCTCGTCACCGTTGCCGATCTTGACGACCACCTGCGCCGGTGAGACAGTGGAGAGATCGATTATCTCGACCATCCTCACACCGCCTGTTCGTCGTAGATCTGAATGACGTTCTCGTCGTCGGGGAGTGTCGGGTCGGGCCGGGCCGTCAGGGTGATCGGGATGCCCGCAGGTTCGCCTCCGCTGTCCGCGGTGAACGTGTGCTCGAAGTTGCTCGACAGTTTGACCTTAAACAGGCGGTAACGGTATTTCTTGCCGGCTGCGTTCGTGTTGGTCATCTGCACGGCGATGTACTTCGGGGTGGACCCCTTGCCGCCGAGTTTGATGGTCTTCGACTCGATCGGCGTGTAGTCGTAGGTGATCGTGAGCGCCTGGGCAGTCGTGGTGACCGTCTGAGAGTCGAGCACGACGATCCCGGTGACGCCCTCGTCGTCGGTGATGACGTGGTAGTCGGTCCCGACAACGAGCGTCGGGTTCGTCGACCCGGCGACCGACGCGATCGTCGCGCTCGGCTGGTCGGTCACGGGGATAAACGTGGAGTAGTCCCACGCGCCGCTCGCGACGTTGAGCACCTTGCTGCTTACCGGGTCGCCGGTCACGGTCGTGACGGTCCCGAGCCCGAGTTTTTCAAGCGTCGCGAGCGTCCACTCATGGAGCGTCGCCGTAACCTCGGCGCCGGTGATCTGGTCGGACACATCCACTTCGGGCGCGTTGTCCGGCTGGATGGTGATCGATTCGCGGTTCACGGTGAGTTTCGCACCCTTCAGGATGCCGACGTCAGTCATGCTGGCGAACGCCCCGGGGTGGTCCTCGACCTCAAGTTTGCAGGAGCCGAGCCGGATCGCGGCCGGGTTCTGCACGGATGTCTGGAATGTCATTGTCTCAAGTCTCCTCTAGGTAGGTGACGAGCATGTCCACGGGGATCCAGTGGATCCCGGTCGTCTCGTCGTAGTCATCATGCTGTCCTGCGTACTGGATCTCCTCGATCCGTGCGCCGTCCCGGACGCCCCGGTAGCCGTGGAGGCCGCACCGCACCGCGTCGGCAAGGTCGGCTGCTCCCTTCCAGGTCGTCGCCAGGCAGGTGTACTGCACCCGCGCCTGCACGATGCCGGTCAGGCTGTCCTGCACCCGGCTCACCATCTGGTAGGTGATCGCCGGGAACGTCGGCTCTCGCGGGAGGGCCGTCTGATAGGCCCGGGTCCCGACCATCCCCGACACTACAGGGTCGGCTACAAGGATCGCGCGGAGGACGGACTCGATCTGCATCTAGCCCCGCCTCCGTACGATATCCCCGATCGCGGCGCGGAACTCATCCACGGCAGCGCCTCTGTTTTCATCGAGTGCGGGCCGGATGTGGGGGCGGGCGGCCTGATTGTAGACGCGGCCGAGTTTGTCCGGGCCGACGAACCCATACTCGAGCCGGCGACCCTGTGGCTGATCGTTCCCGACGATCACCGTGCACCGCTCAGGAGTTTTCTCGATGGTCTCCAGGTGCCAGCCGCGGCGGTAGGTGCCGGTCTTGTAGGGGGTGCGGCCGCCCTCGGGGACGGTGATCCGCACCTGGTTGAGCACGGGGAGCGCTGCCGCCCGGGTTGCTGCCTCCAGGGCGGGACCCTTGATGTCATCGGCGAGAGCGCGGAACTTCGCCGCGAGGTCTCCGGCGCCGATAACGTGGACGCCCGGGTCGCTCATCGGAGCCAGCCCCCGGAGGCGAGCGCGGTAAAGAACGCGACGACGGCGGAGATGACCACGGCGAGCGCGCCGTCCCGCCCGGTCTGCTTATCCTGCCTCGCCTTGATCTCGGCGATGCATTCATCCTGTGCCTTGTTCGCCTCTTTGATCTCCGTGAGCGCCTCCTTGATCCACCGGACGTCCTGCCGGGTCTCGTAGATCATCGCCTGGAGGGTGGTATCATCGCTCACCGCACCACCTCGCAGGAGAGTCGCGTCATGCTGCCGAGGATCTGCTCGACGAGCAGGATGTTGTAGGTCGTGCCGTCGACGGTCGCCCGGTCGCTCTCGACGATATCGGCGTAGTGCCCCTGCAGGGCGATCGCCGTGGTCGCGACGACGTAGGTCTGGTTCGGCCCCCGGATCTCCTTGCCCTTGAGCGACGTGACGTTGCACGGCACAGCGGCGTGGCGGTCTTTCCAGGCGGTTACGACCTGCCCGTCGGCGTCCACATCCTCCGTCAGGTATTGCACCCGGCAGAGGCTCGGGAAATGGCTCCCTAGTGAGGTCATGAGGCGAGGGTCGACAAGGGGATGGCTCATAGACCCTCCCGAAGATCGGCCGAGAACGGGGTCCACGGGCCCGGGATGATCTCGACGTAGTCCTCATCGGCCGTCTGCGCTCTGAGTGCCTCGGCCTGCTGATGCAGAGCGTTGGCGACCGCCTGCCCGTTCGTCCGCAGCCCGTTGACCTCGATGTACTTCAGGATGAGCGCCTGCGACGCGGCGATCTGGTCGAGTGCCTGAGCAGCCGCGAGGCGGGCGTCCTGCTCGTTAAGCGTGAGAAAGACCCCGATCTCCTCGTCGCTGAAAATCTCGTTGTCTGGGTCGCGGTCAGTGCAGAGGAGCCGCACCGTCCCCAGAACGGTTCCGGGGATGTAAGTGAACGTCACGGTTTCGGCTCCTTGAGACGGCGCGGCTTGGTGGTCGCGCGCTGCTGATTCAGTAGGGCGATGATCTCATCGTTCTGCTGCACGATCCGGGCGAGATAGATCTCCGTCTTGGTAATCGGCGGGGGTAAGTTGGCCATATCTATCGCCTCGAAAAAATGAGGAGATCTCCTCACTGACCGAAGCTGCCGACCATCATTCTCGGGTCCATCAGCGTGCCACCGACAATATGCCGGACGCGGAACTCGATGCTGTCCGTGTCGAAGTCGCCCCCGAAGGCGTTGACGTCACCGCCACCGACCATGACCGCGTTCGGGCTCTTCATGGCGATCTGCGGCTCTTCGTGACCCTGCAGGAAACCGAGTTCCACCGCCGGCCGCTCGGACTGGGCGGGGTCGGCTGCGAGGAACCAGGAGGTCCGGCCGACCGTGCCGGCAGTGATGATCCGGCTGATGTAGGGCTCGACCGCGATCTTGAGGTTCTGGAACAGGTTCACGGTATCTAACTGCACCGTGCCGGCGACATCGGCGCCGCCTGCGTTCTGCGCCCGGATCTGCAGGGCGTTGACGATCTGCATCGCCGTGAGTTTCAGGCTCGGCGGGACCACGAGGACGGCCGGGTCGTTGAAGATCGGCTCCCCGCCATTGTCCATCTGCTGCGCCAGGAGGTTTGCGGCCGCAGCCAGGCTGGTCTGTGAGAGCGCGGAGTTGTTCCCGTTCATCATGTTGCCGTTGGCGGCGCTGAAGAACACCGGGTTCGGCCCGGCTGCGCCACAGATCAGGCTCGCCGCGAACCGGGCGGTCGTCCGGCGGGCGGCGCGGCCGAGTGCCATCGGAACCTCCGAGAACGCGCCGAGGTTATCGTTCACGAACGACTCCCAGGAGAACTTGAACTTCCGGCCGAACTTCTGCACGGCGTAGGTGTACTGCCCCTCGCCGGCGCCAGCGAACGGATACTCCTCCTGCTGCGGCACAGTATCGAGTGCCCCGTCTGCGAGGTTCAGGAACGCCCTGGAGATCGTCCGGAAGTCCTTGACATTCCGGTTGATCTTGCACCACATCTCATAGGATGCGGGGTATTCACGGTAGCCGCCGAGCAGCGTGCGATCCATGATCCCGCCAAGCAGGATCGGGAAGTCGCTGGTGGTCATTGCCTCTGCGAACCGGGCGGGCGCGATACGGCCTGCCTGGGTGTCGCGGACGAACCGCATCGTCTCGACGAGGCGCTGCCGGTAATCCGCGTCAGCCTCGAACCGCTGTCTGAGGCGCTGGCTGATGTTGGTGCCGCCGTCGAAGAGCTTCGCGTACGAGGCGTCCTCAAGGCGGATAGATTCAGAGATGTCGTTGAATGTCGTCATGTTGTTCACTCCTCCACCTGGTAGGTGATCGCGACCGCGAGCCCGTCGAGGTTGGCGACCCCGCCGGTCTTGGTGGCCGTCAGGACGAGCACGTCCCCGGTTGCGATGTTGAGCGCTCCGTCAACCGCCGAGAGGTCGAAGTCGAGCGGGGTTGCTGCGACGATCGCGTCGGTCTCGGTGGTCGCTTCTGCGACGACGACCGGGCCGGTCTGGTTCTCGATCCCGAACTCCCAGATCTTGGCTTTGGTGCCGTCGGCCGCGATACCTGTGAGCGCGACGAGGCTGACGCCGGTGATCACGCCGTCCGTGGGTGCGACGAAGACCGCCTGCTCGCGGTTCGCCGCGACGTCCGCGCCGAACGAGCAGACGCTCACCCGGGTGCGTGCGGCGGCGCTGAGCTTGTCGGCCGTCACGCCGTTCGCGGCGATCTGTGCGGTGCCGACCGTTCCCGCGCCGATGACGCCGGCGGCTCCGGGGGCTCCATCGTGGTAGACTCTGATGGTAGCTACCTGTCCCTGTGCGACTGCTCCCCGGGCGCGGCCGTAGTAATACCCGGTTAACGCGGGCACGTTGTCAAGCAGTCCGCCGTCGTGACGCCAGAGGATGTCCCCCGCCGCGATACCGGCGTTGCCGGTGTCGGTCACCAGGAGGTCGGCCTCGAACGGGCCGAGGTCGCAGGTCACCGGCTGGCCGGGTGCTGCGGCGGTAGTCAGGGCGATGCCCGTCTCGTTGCCGTACCGGATCGTCGCTCCCGATACCGGGAGTACCGGGTCGGTCGGGACGATCTCAATCTGCTGTCCGGGCTTCCGGACGATGTTGGTTGCCATAGTCTATCTCCCCCGGGCAGCGGCCTTCGCCTCCGCCTCGGACATCCCGAGCGCCTTGAGCTCGGCGATGAGTTCTTTGTCAGTCTCTTCGAGCGTCTTCTCCGGCGCGGCGCTGCCGCCCATCCCGGAGATCTTACCGGCGCCGAGCTTCGCGAGATACTCGGCCTCGCTCTTGATGGTGGCCTCGATCTTCGCGGCGTAGGCGATCTCGTCGATCGCGCTGTCCTTGATGACCGGGTCCTTCACGAGCGCTTCGATGACGCGGGCCTTCGTGAGGTCCGGGATCTTGGCGCCCTTGACCTTCGCCTCGACGAACGTCCGCGCCTCGACGAGGAGCTGTGCCTCCTTGAGCCGGGCGTTCTCCGCCTTCGCCTCTCCGAGGGCCTTCTCGGTCTCGGCGAGTTTCTTCTCCTGCTGTGCCTGCGCTTCCTTGACGGCGGCGCTGTTCTCGATCTCCGTCCGGACCGCCTCGATGATCTCGGGGTGGTCCTTGCGGAGGGATTCGAGCGTGAGTTTCGGTGTAGGTTCTCCCATGCTGAATTCTCCTGCTGCTTTCTGTTCGTCTGTCGGTACTGGAGGGCCGGCGGCCCGGAACGCTTCGGCGATAGCGCCGCCGCGTCCTGCGAGTGTCACGAAATCGACCGAGCGGGCGGCGACGATCCGGGTGATGATATCACCCTTCTGCCCTTCCGCCTCGCCGGGTTTCGATTCTCCCCACACGTAGTGGGACAGTCCGATGTACGGCCCCATCTCCGCGACGTGGTCGCGGTAGGTGCCGAACACCCTCGCTCGCGAGTAGAGCCCCGGCCCTTTCGCCCCCTGCTCGTCCCACCGGGCGTCCTCGGTCAGGACCCCCGCAAGGTCGCGGAGGTCGCGCTCGGGGCGCTCTTTCTCCTCGGACTTGCTCGGGTGGTTCCAGTACATCTGGAGCCCGGCCGCGTAGACCCGGGCGTTCACCGCCTGCTGCAGGACCTCCCGGGAGTAGTAGCCCGAGGAGCCCCATCCAGCGTCGATGATCTTGACCGGGATCGTGCCCTTGTCGTCGGTCTTTGCTTCGATGAGCGGGACGATGCCCGCTGCAAACTCCTTCATGTCGTCTGTCACACTCTCCATCACTCCGTTCATGTTGTCGGCCTCCGGCGGTACAGGATGGCACACCGGCACCCGGGGAACCGGGGGGCGTGCTGGTGGCCGGACGGGAACAGCTGGTCGACCGGGATCCAGCCGACGGCCGCGTTGGCGATACATCCCTCGGAGACCTTCTCGTCGCCGACGGTGGACCAGGACATCTCCATCTCCAGGCCGACGGCCGTCATCTCGTCGATGACCAGGCGGTTGCCGGTCTCGTACGCCTCGGCCGCCTCGTTGATCGCGATCAGCTCGGCCCGGTTGCGGATGTGCGCCTGCGGTTTCCCGATGCCGAACTCTTCGTATTTCGCGACGATCTGCCGGGCCACCTTCTGATAGTTGTAGCCCTCCTCCATCCCCTGCGTAATGATCCTGGAGATCTCGGAGCGGGTGGTCGCGTCGATGTTGGCGACTGCTGCGGCCGCCCGGTCCTTGATGGCAGCGATCGCCCGGGGGTTTTTGAGGTCAAACGCAAAGCTGACCTGGAACTCGGCGACCCGGTGCTTCGCGGCGGCGGCGACAGCGGCCTCGGCTGCCACCTCGATCGGGCCGAGGAACTGGGCGAGCGTCGCCTGATAGGCCGTCTCCAGGGCACCCCCGATCGCGGGCGGGGCGGAGGCCTCGCCGAGGATCCCCGGGCCGACCCGCTCGAACTCCGCCATGAAGGCGGCCCGGTGCGCCCGGAACGCCTTCGCCATCTTGCGGGCGATGGTCTGCTCGATAGGCTTGAGTGCCCGGTCCCGCTGCACGACCTTCGTCAGGGCGACGATGTTTTCGAGGAGGGTGGGCAGCGGGGCAGTCATACCGCCGCCTCCCGGAGGTAGGTCTCCAGCCGCCCGATCGCCGTCGCGAGCGCTGCCTCGCTGTCGTCAGCCTGCGAGTCTTCACCCTCCGGGAACCACTCCTCGACGAGGTCGGCGGCGTGCTCTTCTCCGAGGACGTCGAGGAGCATCCGAGTCAGGTGCTTGACGGGGATCGTGCCGGCCGCTGCGGCGCCCTTGAGCGTGCCGGAGTGGACGATAGCATCGACCTGCTCGGTGAGGTCGCGTTTGAGGATCGATGGGAACTTGACCTCGATCGTCCGGTTCATCGGCTCCCCAGTCTCCGGATCGGCGCCGAGCGTCACGAGCCGGTCGCCGTCATCGTCGATCTCGACCGTCGCCCCGGCCTGCAGCGGCCCGGACGGCATCATCGCGGCCTGGTCGACGATATAGTCGAGAATGTTGCTGAGGATCGACGACCAGAGGCTTTGCCGGGCGGTGAACTGGAGTTCCATCGGCCGCTCCATGCTCTTCGCCGTCGCAAGATTCCCGGTGCTCGGGTCGCCGGTGAGGTAGGGTTCATTGATGCCGGTCGCGCTGCAGACCATCAGCATCAGCCGGCGGGCGTCGTCCATGCGGGTCGTGATGCCGGAGGTCTTGATCGGCTCGAGCTTCGTCCCGGGCGTCGTCACAAACGTTCCGCCGGTCGTGCCGCCACCCTGTGTCCGGGCATCGGTGAGTCCCTGCTGCAGCCGAGGGATCATCTCCTGGAGTTTTGAGACGGCGGCGGTTGCGACCCGCTTGTTCGCGCCGGTCAGCTGCATCGCAAACTTGCTGAGCGCGTCGGTGATCGTAACCCATTTCTCCAGAAATACCTTGTAGGCGTTCGCCCAATCACAGGCCGCGTAGAGTTCCGAGACGCCGAACTGCATGTCGTCGAGCCGGTTCACGCTGACGTGGTAGATCGGGGTATCCGCCCGGACCGGGACGCCAGCGATGTGCGAGGGGTGGCCACCGGTCGGGTTGTAGCGCCAGTCGGGATAGTAGGCTTTGTGCTGCTTGACCTCGCCGAACCCGTTTGAGGGGTTGACGGTCGTGGAGGACCAGACGCGGAGGTAGTAGCGCGGGTCCTGGGCGTCCTCGGGGTTAGTGATGATCCCGGAGATCTCGTCGAACGGGATCGTTCGGATCTTGACGTGGCCGGTGCTCGGGTTGGTAAAGAACACAAAGAAGAGGTTTGCGAAGAGCTGGAGGCCAGTCTCCAGCCGCATCCAAGCTTCGACGTCGCCGAAGACGGTCCGGTTGGTCGGGTCGGTGAGAACTTTCTGCACGGTGGCGTCGACGGTCGGGTGCACGGCCTGCAGCGTGACGCCCTGCCCCCAGACATAGAGGTTCTGGATGGCTACGGCCCGCTTGATGAGCGGGTTTTTTAGCCAGTAGATCCGGACCATCTGGGAGATCGCGCGGAGCCCCTCGCGGGTGAACTCCCGGGTGTTGTTCCCGATCCGCTGCCACCCCTGCTCGCTGAGCTGGTCCTCCAGGACCCCCATGCGCTCGATGAGAAGATCGTAGGAGTCGAGGACCGCGACGACCTGCTCAGCGAACTGCTGCAGGTCCTGCGAGGCGGCGGCGCTGCTCATGCGGTCCCCTCCTCCCGCAGCGTGAGCCAGCGGTAGAACCGGCGGTGCCAGAACGGCACGTCGACCGGGACTTGGAGCCAGCGCCAGACAGCCCAGAGGAGGCGCTCACCGGGGGTCTGCCACTCGGCCGCGAGCGGGATCATGTCGTCGGCCGGCTGCCCGACCGCATGCAGGAGCTCGTGCCAGAGGCGGAGGATCACCACGTCGTCAGGATCCCCGGGCCGGACGCGGATCGCGGCACGCATGGCCATGCCCCCGCCGAGAGCGCGGGCGGGGATCTCGTCGTCGAAGACATAGACGTCACTTTCGTGCGCCGGGAACGGGAAGTCGTCCCACACTCCATCCTTTGCGAAGTAGATGACTGGCGGAGTGCCGGTCCGGACCGTGAACTGGAAGAAGGAGGGGATCTGGTCGAGGAGCGGCTCCAGCCTCTGCCGCAGGGCCTCGGTCTTGAAGTGGAGAACGAACTGCACCATCTCAACCTCTCACGCAGAGCCGCCGGAGGGACTCGTACCCTCTTCCTTCGGATCACAATTCCGACGCGCTGCTAGTTGCGCCTCGGCGGCCAGATCGCTCATTTGCCAGTCTCCAGACCAACTGCTGCGAGCCAGTTGTTCCCGGCGGCGACGATCGCCCGGACCTCGTCCTCGGTGATGGTGCCGTCATCAAACGCGTCACATATGACGTCGACGGCTGCACGGGTAGCGTGTGCGACCGCGATGGTCCGGCGACCCCATGCCCGGCCGGCGAGGGCGGAGAGGATCGCGGTCCCGGCGATCGCGGCGACGGGGTAGAGGAGATCGAGGGGGAGCGCATCAATCATTCGCCTCTCCCGGACTCGACGATCTGCCCGCCGCGGATCACGTAATACCCGCCCGGGTACTGGAGGGTGAATGAGATTGCGCCGGCGGCCTCGTACTGCTCGATCTGCTCAACGAGCGATGCCCGGATCTCATTGGCGTGGCCGGCGAGGACGAAGGAACGGACGGTTGGAGAAATCGGACGCGGTCCGGGTGCGGCGCGGGTGAAAAATGCGCGGATGGCGGCGACGATGTTGATGAGGAGTGTTGCTAGTCTAGACATACGTGAGCCTCCTATTTGGCTATACGTATGTCTAGGTGCTACAACATCTTATAAATGTAGGAATTTACTAATTTGTAAAAACGTAGGGTATTATATAGTAGGAGTTACACCGGGCTGATACTCACCTCGTCGCTGTAGGTGACGACCTCGCCCTCGTGCGACCCGAGCGCCTTGAGTAGCTCCACGAGCGAGGCGTGAGCGCCGGAGAGCGCGTCCACCTGGTCGTCGTGGGCGCCGTCCGGGAAATACTCTAGCTCCTGGAGGAACGTCCGGTTCCACTCGCCCCGGACCAGGATGACCTTGCCGTGCTCCGCTGCGCTGGAGATAGGTTTGGCCCGCAGGATCTTGCTGCCGGTCGACGGCCGGCCGACGACGGCGAACCCGGGCAGGGCGTCGACAAGGTTGTCGATGTGGTAGAGCGAGGCGCTGCCGGGCTCCTGCTCGACGATGATCGGGGTGAGGGGGCCGTCCATCGCGGCGGTCGCGGCCACGGACTCCATGACGGTACCGGGGCTCTCCTGGAGCCGGGCGACGTCGAGGACGTAGAAGTAGGGCTCTTTGTAGCCGAGGAGCAGCCCGACCGTCCAGTCGGGATCTTTGTTCTTCGTGGTGCGGCGGGACCCGGCAAAGTCCCAGTACCGGACGGCAAGGTCGGGTTCCGGCGGGGCGTCGATGATCTCGAACCACTCCCGCCGGAAGTACATCCCGGCGACTGGGCGGATCTTCCAGTTGCCGTTGGCGAGCCGTTCCCGCTCCACACGGTCGAGCGCCATGAGCCGGGCACGGTATCCCGGATCCTTGCTCGTCAGCGCGGGGTTGTCGTCGAGTTTGGCCGGGATGAACGTGACGCTCGTCGGCATCGCGTCGGGGTAGCGCGCCGTGAGCTCTTCGGCGGAGTCTCCCCAGAGCAGCCCGTCGCCCGCCTGGATGAAATACCGCCGCCGCCCGGCACGCTCGGGGATCGGGTAGCCGGTCTCCGGGTCGATCCACCACGCGATGAACTCCGCGACCCATGAGTCGGCGTCGGGGTTGGTGGTCGCCATGATACGCGGCTTGACGCCACAGGTGCTCCGGTTGCGACTGAGCATGTAGAAAAACTGGGTGCGGCTGAAGTGCGTCAACTCGTCGAACCCGATCAGGCAGATCTGCGAGCCCTGCCAGTCGTAGCGGTTACGCTCCCACTCCATGTGCGCGAACGAGACTGCGGCGCCGGACGGGAACCGCCATTCGAGCTGCTGCTCCCGGGGCGTGCCGTTGAGGTGCGAGTACATCTCCTGGCTCTCATCCCAGAGGCCGCCCTCGGCCCGGACCTGTGTGGTGGTCCTGCGGAAGATGACGGCGCCGAACCCGGGGACGTGCGACCACTGGAGCGGGGCGAGGAGGAGGCCGAACGACTT